AAAAATGAAAATGCAATTGCTCGTTCAATAAGAAATATTGTATTTACAATACCTGGTGAGAAATTTTTTAATGAATCATTTGGTTCTAATATTAACAAATCACTTTTTGACAATATTGACGAACTATCTGCAATTATTATTAAGGATCAAATTACAGAATCAATTGAAAACTTTGAATCAAGAGTTCAGTTGATTCGAGTTAGTACTTTTCCAGATTTTGACAATAATAGTTTTGATGTAACAGTGATTTATGAAATCATTGGAGCTGATATTCCACCACAAGAATTACAATTTGTTTTGCAACAAACTAGGTAAACATGCCATTAGCTAATTACACAAACCTAGACTTTGGTCAGGTTAAATCAACACTTAGAGAATATCTAAAAGAGAACTCTAATTTTACAGATTATGACTTTGAAGGGTCTAACCTTTCAACCATTCTCGATGTTTTGGCATATAACACTTACATCACTTCATATAATGCGAACATGGTCGCAAATGAAGTATTCATTGATAGTGCGACATTAAGAGAAAATGTCGTATCATTAGCAAGAAATATTGGATATCTTCCCAAATCAAGAAAAGCAGCAACCGCAACAATTAGTTTCTTTGTTGATACATCTAATATATTACCAGTACCAAGCACTATTACCCTTAAAAAAGGTATTGTGTCTACAAGTCAAGGTTCTTTTGGTAAGCAGTCATATACGTTTTGCATATTAAGTGATATAACAGTTCCTGTTGTAGATAATATAGCATCTTTTAATGATATCTTTATCTACGAAGGAAGTCTTTTAACTTCTAATTTTACATATAGTTCAAGAACTCCCAATCAAAAATTTGTTTTACAAAATCCTGGGATCGATACTGATTTAATAAATGTTACTGTTAAACCAAATGAGCAGTCAACTAGAAGTGTAAAGTATAGTCGTCAAGATAGTCTTTTTGATATTAAATCTGATTCTAAAATATACTACCTCCAAGAAGTTGAGGATGAAAGATATCAAATAATTTTTGGTGATGGTATTTTTGGCAATAAACTTCAAGACAATAATTTTATTACTGTCGATTATATTACATCTAATGGTGATGCTGCAAATGGAGTAAATCAATTTACTTTTGCGGGTAGATTTGTTTATACAAGAAATTCTAAAGAATATACAGTAACTAGTGGAATTTCTCTTCTAACCACTGGAATATCTGCATCTGGTGGAGAATCTATTGAGGGTGTTGAGTCTATTAAGAAATTTGCACCAAGAATTTATGCTTCTCAAAATAGAGCATTAACATCAAATGATTATGAAACTTTAATTCCTGCAAAAATTTACCCTGAAACAGAATCCATTTCAGTATTTGGTGGTGAAGAATTAGTTCCTCCACAATATGGGAAAGTATTCATTAGTATCAAACCAAGATTTGGAGACTTTATACCTAATCTTATAAAGAAATATAAAAATAAATTAAAGAAATATGCAGTTGCTGGTATTATTCAGAAATTTAGATCTTAAATATTTGTATCTAGAAGTAAAACAAAATTTTTATAATTCAAATCTAGCTCCATCACCTTCATATGTTTCAACAGTTGTTCAAAATAACACAACAAAGTATTCTGAATCTACTGAGTTAAATAAGTACGGTGCAAGATTTAAATACAGTAAATTTTTGAATATGATTGATGATAGTCATGAATCTGTAACTTCAAACATCACAACTGTTGCGATAAGGAGAGATTTAAGAGTTGTTTTAAATACATTCTCAGAATATCAAATTGGATTTGGAAATTCTTTTCATATTAAAAATATGAATGGATATAATATTAAGACATCTGCATTTAGAATTGCTGGAATTCAAGAAAATGTATACTTATCAGATATTCCAAATACAAATAGAGTAACAGGTTCTCTTTTCTTTTTTACATTGCCATCTATTGGATCACAATCACCTACAGTTGTTAGAAGAAATGTTGGAACTATTAATTATATAAGTGGAATTGTAACATTAAATCCTGTTAATATCTTAGATGCAAAATTAAAGGATGGACAACCTATTATTGAAATTGCAGCAACTCCAACTTCAAATGATGTTGTTGGATTACAGGATCTTTATTTGCAACTAGATATAAGTAGCAGCAATTTTGAAATGATTGTTGATGATATAGCATCTGGACTAGATCCATCTGCTTCAAGTTATATTGTATCCTCCAGTTATTCAAATGGAAATTTAGTTCGTTCGGGTGGTCCAGATACAACCATTGTGTCTGGGACACCAACAGGAGGTTCTTCCACATCCACATCCACAACAACCACACAGCAATCAACTACATCAACTGCTGGTTCATCAAGTTCATCCGGTTCAATTTCATACTAAGAAGATAAAATCATAAAATGTCAGAAACCAGAGTCCAGTTTAATACTATAGTATCAAATCAACTTCCTTCATATGTGAAGGAAGACTTTCCACTCATTTCTGAGTTTTTAAAACAATATTATCTTGGGCAGGAATATCAGGGTGGTCCAGTTGATCTTATTCAAAATATTGACCGATATATTAAATTAGATGAAACTACAAACTTATCAGAATCTGTAGTATTAAATGGAGACCTTGAATTTGATGCAGAGACTATCAATGTTGATCCTGGACAATCTCCAAGTGGAACAAATGGATTTCCAGATTCTTATGGACTTCTGCAAATAGATGATGAAATAATTACATATACTGGAAAAACTACTTTTTCGTTCACTGGATGTATTAGAGGATTTGTTGGAATTACTTCATATAGAAGTGATCTGAATAATGAGGAAGTTGTATTTGAAGAAACTGAGTCGAATGATCATAAAGATAATTCAACAATTAAAAATTTAAGTTGTTTATTCTTAAAAGAATTTTTATCAAAAACAAAAAATCAATTTTTACCTGGATTTGAAAACAGAACTTTATCATCAGAATTAAATCAAAATCTTTTTATAAAGCAAGCAAAAGATTTTTATCTAAGTAAAGGAACAGACGCATCATTTAAAATTTTATTTAAAGCTTTATATAATGAAGATGTAAAAATTATTAAACCTAAAGATTTTTTAATTTCACCATCAAATGCACAATATAAAATTACTAATGATTTAGTAGTAGAAGCAATTGAAGGAGATCCTGTAAACTTAGATAATGCCACATTATATCAAAATGAATATGGATTTGGAATTGATTTAAACAAAGCATATGCTCCGATTACAGATGTTGAAAAAATATCTGTAGGATATGGGCAAACATTTTATAAAATTAGTTTTGATGGTGGATATAATAGAGATATTAATGTTAATGGATCAGCATATGGTGAATTTACTGTCGAACCCTCCACCAAACTGATAGGACAAGTTTCTTCTGGATCAACAGTTCTTGATGTTGATTCAACTGTTGGATTTGGAACTACAGGAGAATTGTATGTAACATATAGTGACACTACAACTGGTGTCGTATCTTATACTTCAAAATCTTTAACTCAATTTTTCGGTGTTAGTAATTTAACAAACACTATAATTGATGCATCTACTGTTGGCATTAATACATTTGCATATGGAAGATCTAACCTAGATCAAGATGAAACTATTAAAGTTAGAGTAAATTCCGTTTTACAATCAATTAAAGTACCATCAAACACAAGTGATTTACTAAAAGGTGGAAAAATTAATGTAACAACTCTTGGAGTTTCTGAAAAAAATATAAAAACAAGTAATTGGTTTTATAATCTAGCACCCATTTATAAAGTAAATAAATTAGAATTATTGGATTCTTCTAATAATACGTATAAAGTCACACTAAATGTCACTCCCATCATTAAATCAGGCGATTCGGTTAGATTTATTTTAAGTGACGGGAGTAAGATAGAAACTGTAGTTATCTCAATTGTTTCTCAAAAATCTTTTACTGTTAGAGGGCAAGGAAAATTAGATTTAAATTTAACATATAAAATTCAAAGAAATCTTTCAAAAGGATCTTCAAATAAATTTTCAAATATAAAGTTAATTTCAACTGACGTAGATAACTTATATAAAAATGAAGATGATTATCTGGTTGCAACACCATCTATTCCAAATTATAATTCACAACCATTAGAAACTTCCACAAGAGAAGTTATTTTTTCTGGAACATTTAGTGGTAATCAGTTTCAGATTTCTTCTGGTGGAGAACATGGATTCTACACGGGAGATTCTGTCTATTATTCTGCAGAATTAGTTAAAGAAAATTATATTGATGAATCTGGTAGTTCTGCAACTAGATTTGTTAGGGGAACAGGTTTATTTGATGATGGATTATATTTCATTAAGAGAATTAATGGATCTACTGTACAGTTTGCAAAAAGTAAAAATGATATCTTAAATTTAAATTTTATATCACTGTCAAATACAACTACTGTATCTGATAGTAAAATAGAACCATATGTGTTTAATAGTAAAACTTTAAAATCACAAAAACTACTAAGAAAATTTTCAGAACCAATAAACGATGGATCTATTAATCAAACTGAACCAGGATTTACTGGAATGTTTGTTAATGGTGTCGAATTATTAAATTATAAGTCTAACGATGTAATTCAATATGGTAAAATTGAAAATATTGATATTCTTGCTCCTGGCACAAATATTGACGTAATAAATGTTCCAAATTTAATTATCAAAGATTCTGTTGGGTCTGGAGCAACTGGACATGTGTCTGTTTCTGGATCTTTTAATGAAATTAGAGTTATAAATTCTGGATTTGATTATGCAGAAACTCCTATTTTAAAAATTTCTGGCGGTAATGGATCAGGTGCTTTAGGTCAAATTAATATGAAATCTGTAAATCATAATGTAGAATTTTTTGCAGATTTAGTTTCAAATCAAGTTGTTGTTGGTACTGCAGCAACTCAATCTAGAATTGGATTTTCAACATATCATAAATTTAGAAATGCTGAGAAAATAAAA